AAATTTGTATTATCTGTTGAAAGTGACGGTCTAACTGTATCAAGTACAGTCTTAACATCTGCAAGTGATATGCTATATGTATCTATATCCGGACTATTGCCAAACACTTCGACAGCCGGGTCTGGATACGTAACAAGTTCTCCGTTTTCATCAAGTGGAAGTTCAAGCATGTAATCTCCATTACCTACTATATGAAGTGCATCATTAACAACTTCAAGTTCTACATTCTCACTTGTCATTCTTGAGATAAGTTTTGCAAACTGGTCTACAAATACTGTTACCTGAATATCATCCTGCTCGTTGTTAATCACATCTGTTACATACAGATAATTAGTTGCATCTGTTGTGGTTAACATAATATTATCATTATGCTTTGTGATTCCCATGAATGTAGTTATCGGAATAAGCTTATCATTACCAGCTCCCACAATAGACTTAGATATCATGTCCTTAAGTTTCTGAGTGTTGATTGTTAGTTTCATAGTTTTTCTCCTTCTTAGAATAATTTCTTTGGTTTCATTATTTTCTTTATTGTGGATATACAATAAAATTTTTCTTTAGTATCGGAATTTCCGGATAAATAATCATAAATGCGTTCGCAATATAAACCATTAGATTTACAAATATCAAATAATGTATTACTTAATGGATAACGCCTATCACCAACATTTATTATAAATGATGCATCGTGTTTTAAACGCTTAATCGTATTAAGTATTAGTGGTTCATAAAATCCAGATACCCATGAATCAAATGTAGTAAACTTATTAAATGAATTTGTAGGCTCATCTGAATAATGCTCTGTATTATAATATGGAGGGGATGTTAATGCTATATCGAATTTACCATCAATATTACTTTCCTCATAAGGAACTTTATACAACTCATAATTAAATGTAGGTTGCAAGCACCTTAACCATTCTCCCAATTTTAATAGTCCATCATATGTTTGAGAGCAAGGCTCGCATGCGACATATGTAGTATTAGGTATACTTGCACACCCAATCATGCGTCCACCCCATCCAGCACATGGGTCGAGAACTCTTAAATTCTTATTATGCGTTGTGTATGTTTGATACACCTGGCGTGCCACAAATGGAGGAAATTCATTAATATATTGTATGTTTTGATATCCTCTCTGTATAGCACAGTATAATGCATTATTAACACCATGCTCCATATTGTATAAATATAAACGTGCGAGTCCACTTAATTTATTATCATCCTGTAAACTTTCATATACGCTTAAATCATCTTTTTCATTATCAGTTGATAATCTGTGAGGATTAAATAATAATGATATTGTATTACCTGCAGATATGCCATTGCATAACTTATAAAACTCCTCTATTGCTTTTGATTCGTTAATAAATAAATGTGCAAACTCATCAAGGCTTAATCCCCGTAAGTTCATTTTCAAACTCTCTAGCAGTGTTTCTCTCTGCATGTTCTACTTCCTTTCCATCTAATGTTTCTCCATACCATGCTCTTGTAATAGTTACATCACATTTAATTGGCATTTTCAATAAAGTCTCTGCTGACTCTGACATTATGTCCGCTAATAACTTTGAGCATTCTTTAGCATTTTCTTCTGGGCATTCTATGATAACTTCATCATGAATCTGTATTAATAATCTGAATCCAAGTTCTTTAAGTCGTTCATTCTTATTAAGTCCTATCATAGCAAGCTTTGTTAAATCTGCGGCTGAACCTTGAATACGACTATTAACTACTTGCCTTGACGCTTCTGCTATCTTAGCTCCGTTATCTACTATCCATATGCCTTCTTCATTTGCTTTATCAAAGATTTTACGCTTCTCGTTAAATCGTGCTTTATGTAGCATTGTAAGATATTTCTTGATAGTACGTTCTGGTATTTCTTGCTCTGCATCTGAATCAAAGTCTAATAAATCATTATCCGGAGCAACTCCATTCTTCCATTCAAACTCATACTCTTCAAGCTGTAAATCTGGCAATCTTCTCTTTCTGCCTGAGATAGTTGTGACATATCCTAAATCATATGCCATATCCATGGAATCTTGCTCAAATTGTTTGATAGCTGGAAAACCTCTAAACACACTAGCTTTTATATCTTCTGCCTCATCTACTGTACAATGTAGCTGTTCTGCTATTGATGCAACTCCTCTTCCATACAATGCTCCGAGAAGAATACTCTTAGCTTGCGTTCTTCGCTCTTTACCATCATCATATGTATCAGTATCTCCGTCTGCTATCTTATCATAATCATCTTCTGTAGCGTAGTACCACTTATCATTAACTTGTTTGATATAGGAACCTTTTGGAAAATACTCTAAGCATTCTTCATATGGCTGATTAAATGCTTTGCTTGCAATCTCAGAATATAAATCTTTACCTGACATAAATGTGTCATACATCTGTGCATCACCTTGCTTCTTACAAAGTGCGGCTAAACATTTTGGTTCTTGTTGACTGTAATCCGATGACATAAGCACATAACCAGGACTTGCGATAAACATCTTTCTGATTTCTTTACTCTCACCGTGTGACGGTATATTCTGTAGATTAGGATTATCGCTTGAGAATCTTCCTGTTATTGTGCCATATTGATTGAAGCTTGCATGTATTCTACCATCATTTGGATTAATACAATCTGGCAACTTATCAATATATGTATCAACAAGTTTTTGTATGCTACGATAATTCTGAATAGCTTTTGCAACTGGATTATCTATCTTAGATAATATCTCTTCTCCGGTTCCTCTTGGCTTTTTCTTATCAATAACTCCTATATCTAAGATATCATAAAACAATACTGCAAGCTGTTGGGGACTCTTTACATTTATTGGGATATCTAACTTAACTGTAGGATTTTGTAGCTTATACTTATTTATAGCCGTCTCATATTTGGATACTTCATTATTAAACGCTTCAAGTCGTTCTTGCAAAATCTTATGATACTTATCAGCTAATTTATTCTGAAACTCCATATCTATAAGTACACCATTATCTTCCATAGTTGCTGTAGCATCTACGCACGGCATCTCTATATTTTTAAATGTCCAATATATAGCTCGCATATCATCCCTATCAGAATCTTCTCGCAAAAATTGTTTCTGATATTCATACAACTCATATGTAATCTTTGGGTCATTTGCGGCATATAGATAAGCTGTCTTTAATGGAATAAGTGAAAAGGGTATTCCTTTAAATAACTCATCAAATGTAAATGCATCTCCTTCACCATCAAGTACATATTTTTGATGCAACGGCTTCAACTTATTAGTAGTTTCATTTTCATTAAGTAATCTTTGGGCTAAATAACAATCCCATGTGCAATAGATATTATGTAAACCGACTCTGTTTCTTAAAAAGCGTATATCAAACTTTGCATTAAACATTATAACGTCTATAGAAGCGTCTACAATGCGTTCAAATTGCGTTTTGATATAATCTATGCTTAATTGATTATCAAGCTTTAAATTCGTTATATAGCTTATATGATTAATCGGTATATATGATGCAGGTTCATACGGAGTATATATACATATTCCTGCTATATCATCTTGCAACGAGTCAAGTCCTGTTGTTTCTGTATCTATGCTTATTACTCCATTATCTATACATCTACTTATATAATCATATAAATGTTCCTCATCTTGTATAAGTGTATACTCATCTTTATATTTACCAAGATGTTGCTCAACAAGTCTTTGGATATTTGTAATTCTTTCAAATAAGCTACCCCCACCTTTTATAGTGGGAGTAGCTTTTCTTACTACACCTGACGCTTTAGCTAACTTCATGTCATCAGCTTTACTATTTGTTCTTTTTGGAATATCAAATAGTGGCATTAGAATTTATCTTCCTTTCTACTCGCTGGAGTACGTCTACTGGAACTGCGTCTTGCCGGTCTTTCTTCTTCCTCTTCATCTTCATAATTATCTTCCGGCTCTTCTCGTCTTGAATGTCTACGTGGAACATCTTCTTCTCTTGATGAGCGTCTACGTGGCATATCATCTTCATCCGGTGGAAAATATTCATTATCGAGATAAAACTCCATGTCATCTGCTGACTTATCAAGAACTACACCGCCAAGAATATCTGGCATATCATAGTCATTAAGTGCGGCATCATCTGCAGGCTCCTCTGTACGATAAATCTCATATGTAGTCTGAGTATCTCCGGGCTTGCCGTTTCTTACAATCTCAAAAGTCTGCTGATAAATAGGTGCTTTATTATATCTTGAACATATACCTGATATCTTAGCAAAGAACTTCTTGCCACGTTCCCAAACTTGAACCTTCTGCTCATCTTCATTAAACAATGGAACAAAAAGCTTTGCTACCTGAAACTTCTTAGCTTTGCAGAATGGGCAATCATCAATAGGTGAATTATAATCTCTGAGACAATTCACATACCTCTTCTTGCCATCAACTTCAACTTCATGAACTGCATAGCCTTCAACATCGTCTACATTCTTATATAAGAATCTTACGATAGCTGAATCACCATCACCCTTGAGAGAGAAATATCCGGCTCCTCCTTTCCCACCATATTTGTCTACATCGTTTGCTGTAAATCGTGCCATAGTTTTCTCCTTTCATGTTTTTATAGTTTTAATGGCTTTATTGTTAATCCTCATAAAAGAGGTCAGCAATCATTGATATAACATCGAGTGCATCTTCTAAAAGAAACTCCATAACATTTGAATCTGCGTCTAATGCGTCCTTTACATCATCAGTAAACTGCACTCTTAACATATCGTCTATGATAGCAAATTCAATCTGTCCTTCATCATATGAAACAACTACGCATTCACCACGTAAAGTCAGTTCACAATCTTCTGGAAATGCTTCTGCTATTGTATCACGATACTCATAGATAGTTGCACATCTTCTCCAATTTAAATCAAAATTCTCAAGTGCTACAACATCTTCTACGCCATAACGATTCTCAAGTATTACATTATTTCTTGAGACTTTTGTTACCTTTGATACATAGCAATTATAAATGCTTCGATAAAATTCTCCTGTTTTCATAGTGTTATTCTCCTTTTCTGAGTTTTTATAGTTGTCTTATCTGACATTAAACATTGTAACACATATTAATTGATTTGTCAAATTAAAATTTCTTACTATATATAATATGATGATTACATGCTAAAGCATAGTCATGTAACATATGCACATCATTATTATATTCCCAGCCTTTCAACACATAGACTGTATCGCACATTGACATAATGAATAAACACAAATCTATCTGTTGTTTATAATCTAAGAATGGCATTGTATCTAATACTTTTGATATATCTATTATATCCTCTGTATGATATATCTGATGTTTCTTTTCTGTATCTATTAGATGTGCCGTTGCTTCTGCAAACTTCGCTTTCTTATCTGTCCAATCACCTATAACTACTATCATTGTTCTACCTCCGATATTATCTTTTGAAACTGTGCTATTTCTTCTGGCTTATCTATATCACACGTCCAATCATTTATTGCCACATAATTCGTATAGTCTATCTTGTTGAACTCTGTACCTTTTATTACCTGCCATAATTCCCACATTATTGGCTTTCTCTTAAAATATCCATCATCTGCAAACCTCTTTGTGAATGATATAGCTCTATGTAAATGTTCTTGATTTATTACTTTTAATGCAAATGGTTCTGCCCACTCTTTAAAGTATCTTTTATCAAACGGCGGTGCTGATGCGAAGAACTCTATATCATCTGTTTCTGTCTCTACTATCTTTTTAATAGCTTCTTTACTGAATATGACATCACCAAAGATATAGCATACAGGCTCAACTGTAGGATAAAATGCATCACACCAATAACCTTTAAAATCATTGTAGCCTTTTGCATCATAGCTATTTGTATGATGTAATATAGGCACATCAAATTGTTCAAAATCTGGATTGTTTGTGCTAATTGCTATATCTGTTATTCCGGCTTCTCTTAATAATCTTATTGTTCTTGCTACTATTGGTTCATTATTAATCTTTAGCAAGTGTTTTGGAGTTTCCCATTCATGATACACTCCGCCACACATTATAATATACCTAGAAGTGTTCATTCTCTGCGACTCTCCTTTCAAGCTCTTCAACTAAATGTTCATCTTCTTTAAGCCAATAAATACTTCTTATCTCTCTACCTTGTTTCTGTCTGCTTCTATTTACTGTACTACCGCCTACTATCCAATCTACATGGTCGATAAGATTAGGAACTAAGTTCAATACAGGCTCATTAGGAAAGTATGATTCAATATATACTCTGAATACAAAATCATCACCTTTCTTATTGCGTACATAATATCCGAACTGTCCGTCTCGCCATACATATAAATCACACCACTCTGCAAAAAGTTTTGTTACTCTACTATGTATTCTGATACAAGGAAAAGAATACCACATATGGTCTTTTGCTCCCTTTAATCCGGGGTTTCTACCATCATCATATAAAGTAGTAAATGCACATATTATCTTTGTCTTATCCTCTTCTAGCTGTTCTGTACGCTCTTTAAACTTACTACATATAATTACATCATCTTGTAAGTGCCATACATTACACTCACCCCACATCTCATAAGCTACGTGACAGCTTACAACCCAGCTTACTAGATTACCCTCATGCTTATCATCATTGTAAACATAAATATCATCTTCATTAATTCCTTGTTCTATCATTGATGGAACTAAATACTTATCTACGTACCATTTTCGTGCATCACAAGAATGTATCATGTACTTCATTTAAATAACCTCTCTTAATATATTTGATAATGTGCAAGTTTGATTTAATACTTTATGCTCAGTTAATAACTTGTAGCTTGCAGGTGTCCATGAATTATGCAACATAAGCATATTTGTTGGTTTAAAATCTGATAAATGATAGGTTGTTCCGAAATATAATTTTCTATACTTATCATATCTTGATTGAAATCCTTTTATCATATATGTTTCTGCCCATTTATTTGACACATCACATATTGATATTTCTCTATGATTTAAAACATATGGGTCTGTAAATCTATTACCTACTATATCCCATTCAAGCTGTGCTATATTGGAAAACATATTATTAATTATAACATCTTGATAATACGCCCACTCTTCAAACATCTTTGAATGAGCTTCTGTATATAAATATCCAATAGTATTTGTTCTTTGCTCTACATAGCCCATCATATTCTCAGTTGGTAATTCATCCGATAGCATAATAGTATCAGTATCTAACCAATAACCGCCATTATCTCTTAATACGTGAACACGTACTATATCCGCTATTTGTGGAAGAGTAAATCTTTTAAGCCTATCATCTATTTTTAAATTTGTATATTGATTTAAATTATCATAGGTTAATAATATATAGTCATGTTTCCACGTATCTAAACATAACTGAATATATGCTGGCATTTTACCTTCCCAAAACGTAAATATCATTTTTCCACCTCGCATTTCTTAATATGACTTACTTTGAAGTCATAGTCATTTATCGTAAAATAATTAGGTTTTCTCCACATATACTTTTCAGAAAAATCTTCTGTGAATCCGAGAACACCTTTTTGAACTTTATCATCTTTGAAAGTTATTATAACATTTTTACCTACTAATTGTTTTAATTCTGCAATAGTCATTTCTTATTTCTCCATTTCTGCACCACAGTTCGGGCAAGTTTTGTAATTCGTGAAATAATACATATATGGAGTCGTGTGGTAATGACCGCAATTATCACACTTAGCTGACTGCCACTCATCTATGCACTCATCTGCTTCTTCTCTGTGGATAACGTGTTTATCAACCCACTTCCCCCTCTTCCTCTGAGGCATTACTGCTGGCAAGTGCTGTATACGATTGGTAAAAAGTGCTATAAGCTTATCTCTGTCCGTTGGTAAGTCCATCCCAGTGAGAGCTAACAATGCCTGTTCTCTACTCACCGCATCCGATGGCTGTGATTCAAGCGGTGTTGCATTTTCTAATGCTTTGATAGTTATAACGCAATCGTTTAAATCCTTAAATTCACGATAGAATACATCTTCGGGTATATCAATTATCAGCTTCATTCCTCTACCTCACTTTCTGCCGTATCAAGCGTATAGCTTACATCTTCGGCAAAGCAATACATTCGCCACATTTCCTCTTTAACTTCCTTGACCGACTGCAAGTAAAACATATTATCAAAATCTTTCTGCGAAACATCTTCAAGATGTAATTCTTTTACTAACTTTGCTATCCTTTCCGTCTGCTCTAATGCCTTGTTTGCAAGTTCAAGTGCCTCCAACACTTCATCGGGTGAATAATGAGGCAAATCTTCGGTGTAATCCTTAAGTTCTTTTAAGACTTCCCTTGCTTTTATATTCGTCATACCATCTAACATTCCGTATCCCCCTCTCTGTATGGCTGTGGTACCTCACGCCATGCTATAACGCCATAGCCTAAATTAGTAGTATTATTCAATATCCTAATTGCTCGGTCTTTCTCTTCTATGAACATATTCATATGAGCTTTTGTATCTTCATTTGTCATCTCCCTCACCCTCCTCCTTTGCCTCTTCCATCTTATTCTTAAGCCATTCACCAACTCGGTCATGCACAAACATAAGGTCTAAAAATAATGCTATTGTTAATATCCAAGAGCTATTATATTTGCAGATAAAATATGGAATTATAATTATTATGACCGAGATAATTGATGTTAATACTGCAATTAATATTCTCTTTATCATTCTTCGTCACCCTCTCTGTATGGTGCGTTCCACCAGCTGCCACGAAAACTTGTAACATCATCTAAATTTGTTATAGCAATATAATCATCTTCAGCTATCATACTATTTGGAAACACCGCCTTGATAACATCGCCATTGGTCACAGTTCCACGCTTATCAATCATTATCTGTATTGTTTTTGGCATCTTGCTCCCCCTCTCTGTATGGTGATGGTAACTCTCGCCATGCTAAAATATCTTGATATTCAATGAACTCTGAATCTACATAGCCGAATGTTTCATCGTCATAAATATTGTTCCAATATCCAAATTTTTCATCACATGAATCGTAATTTCCGACAAAAGCACCAAACTCTTCTGACCATAGCAAATATTCGCCATCTTTCTCTGGATGTCGTTCTTTAACAAAAATCCACCGCTGTGCTTCAATGGCTTGGATTGCCGATGCTAAGAATTGCCTAGCTTCTGACATCGGTTCATCTCCTCTACTCTCCAACGCTTTATCCCAATTAATTCCATATTGTATTAGTTCTTCATTCGTCATCTTCGTCACCCTCCGATTTTATTCCCAATCTATTATCTTTCCGTCAACAAACTTGCAGATTTTTCCATTCTTGGAATAATATGGTGTGTAAACATGATGTTCAATTCCATTAGCATTTGATACTGCATTGTCTATGTAGACAATATTGGTATTACTGTCTATTACTAAATCAAAGTCTGAATATTCTATCTGAATATCAGATGGTATAGATTCTCCAACCTCATCACAACCACTCAATAAAATAATACAAATAATTAATATCATACTAATTGTTAGTTTCTTCATTCTTCATACTCCTTCCACAATTCGGGCAAAACTTAAAATCATCAAAGTAATACATATATGGCGTGGTGTGGTATTTATTGCAGTTAGTACACTTAGCTGATTGCCATTCAATGATTGCATTGTCGGGTTCTTCTTCTCCGTCTACTACTGTTCGTTCTATCCACTTTGCTGTATTCTCAGATTGAAGTTTTTCTAAAACAAACTGCTTCTCTGCATCTGACATATGCTTAATAGTTTCTTCCCAAAAATTAAATTGATATTCACTCAACATATTTATATCTCCCGTATCTTTTCCTCATTCTTCGTCACCCTCTCTCAAATGCTTATCAATAATATCTATGCACTTCTTAATTCCGGCTCCTTCTTCCCATACTTGCGGAAGTTCTCTGATTTCCTCATCTGCCTTGCGGTAGGCTTGGAGTTCTCTTAACCAATCTGCTACTTGCCCATAATCGTTCTCTTCACAATCTATAATTGCTTCATCTATTGTCATCTTTACTCACCGCCTTTTTCAGTTCCTGTATTACCTTGAAACAGTCATCGGCTGATTCTGTATCAAAGCTAGATAGCCATTCCTTGATTGTTTTTTTAACTCGCTTTGGATGGCACATCCGCATCTTATTTGAACAATCTCTGGTCAAGCAAGTTATGCAATCTAATTCGTTCAATTCTTTTATCAAATCAACCATCGCAAATTTCCTTGTATTCTTCTCTGATTTCATCTATCATCATTCTCCATCACCCCTTTATTCGGAATACGTTTCCAAAAATCTATTTTGAAAAAGTGTCCGTCTGAATCCTCGTAGCTTGCAACCTCAAGGTTGATTCCCTTTTCTTCAAAGAAATTGTTTAATGCATTCATCACTTCTGCTCTTTCATCTGGCGTTAATAGTTCTTTGTCATTCATCTTCGTCACCCTCATTTAAATAATATATCACCATTCTCCATCTCAATTCCGAATAGCTTTGTATAGTATTCATCCATCATATAAAACCCATTACAATCAATGCCGATACCTTCTACAAAGCAATTAATAGAACCGGCATGATTAGTTTCTAACTGCATCTCTACATCCATATTCAAATCTTTATCGTCTAATGTTTGTAGAAAATTAAGTAGTTCTCTTGCTGTCATTCTCTGCCTCCTCCTTTGTTATCTCTACAACCTTTGCATACTTCTTCACAACGTAATCCTTATCATCCATCCAAATAACTCTTCCATCTCTTAGTCTTGCACTTTTAAAAACACCGTCGCTATCTCTCTCGTCTATGACTATGTATAACTCATTATCATGTTCAAATATTTCACCAGTTCCAAGATATACATAGCGAACTCCTATTTGTGGCAACCTCTCAATTCTCATCTAAAACACCTCCCATTGTCTTATATTTTTTATATCTTCAAATCTCTTTGCTTTTCCTAAATCACCGACATCTTTTATTGTTGCCGGAAATTGTATCTCTGTTATTAACTTATGTTTAATATTCTGCCTTATCTTCTCTCTTGCTTTCTCGCCGGCTTCATCATTATCTGTAGCAAGAATATAATGTCTGCATGGCAACTCATTAAGTTGTTTAAACTGCAATACACTTCCTGTTCCGTTCAATGCTACTGCATAATAACCTGCCTGCCATAACAATATAGCATCTATCATTGATTCTGTGATGAATAAGTGATTCTTAAAGTTAGTTCTTCTATAATCAATTACTCTGCTTAACTCATATAATCCATATAGAGGTTTATCTACACCTTTTGGATAGTTGAACCACTTAGTCTTAACATTTCGTTTAGCTACAAACAATGTATTGCCGTTGATGTCACGTACTGGGAATGTGATGCAATCATTCTTATAATCATAACCCAAATCAAACAGTTCTATAATATCATCATCTGTTATTCCTCGTTCTGCCCAATACTTATGAGTATATCTGTAACTGTCTAATTCTTCTTCACTCACATAGTTATATTTATTAGAATTACTATTGTCCAAAACGCTATTCTTATTGGTAGTGTGATTACGTTCCAAATTAATCTCAACATGCTTTCTCTCCTCTACTGCAACTGTACCAAAGTTCTTCATTATCCATTTAAAGCCTTGTTTACCTAATATATC